TAAGAGCATAAGAAGGGATTCTAAAGTGGCGTTACCAGTGACGGATGGTAACGTGGACGGCAGGACGCCGCCAGCAGACGGCAATGTGGACGGCTGAACATCGGTCGGTGCAGGCGGTGCGCCGCCGCCAGGCTTAGGAGCCGTGCCCGGTGCAGGTTGCCCGGTAGCCACAGCGCCCGCCTTCTCTTCTTCCGCGCCAGCCTTCTGCAAGTCCGCAAGGTTCTCAGGCGACATTCCCGGCTCTGTCTCAGCATCGTCTTCGGAGAGCCGGTTGTACCCGCTATGTTCGTCGTCACGTAGGCGCTGCCGTTCCTCATCCGGAGAGATAACGCCGGCATTGATGAGCGCGACGCCGGTTGTGGACTTCTTATCATTAAGATCGGCTCTTTGCTGGGTGGTGATACTATCAACCGAATTGCATACAACAACCACAGGAACGCCAATATTTTCAGAGCGGCAGAGAATATCATAGTGACGCTCCAACATAGGCATCATGATGTGTTCTTGTATGCTTTCCAATTCTTCGTGATACGAAACAGATTCAAATTCGCCGGTAGCGTTAAAGCCTTTCGGAGATGTACCAAGGAGCTTCGTGGCCGGAGTCCGCGCGATGGCCGCCACGATTTGGTACTGGTTCATGATGATGGAATCGAAGTCTCCCATGTTAACATCGAATTGCTCCATGGCTTCTTCTTTGCCAAGGACTTTGATGCCATGGTTATCCCGATACTTAATCCACATCATTAGCCGCTCTTCGAAGCCTCCTTGATCGGCTAATACCTTATCCATGTCCACGTGAATGGCCATGGTTCGCTTCGACATTGCGAGTAGCGGAGCCTCATTGGCGGTACGTTCCGCCGCATACACCCGTTCATAGATACGTTGGGTCAGCGGTATGCCGCCGAACATGTACGTAGGCTTTAGAATGTCCGCCGGTTGCGGACCGCGCGCGATAACAAGATGGGAGCGATGGTACTTGCGGCCACTAATGATCCAGAACTCCGGATCATAGAAGCCGATGGCGGCTGGATCGGCAGTAGACTTCGCCGTCAACATAGGCGTCATCCAATACGGATCGCTCTGCGAGATGCCCGTATAAGAACCCGGCACGATGCCGTCCAGGTCAAACGGCTTCTCATAGTAGTCCGGATCATCCGACTTAACCTGGAAGATGGCCACGCGGATGCCGAAGACGTTCTTGAACCGGTTTAGCTCGATGAGGTTATCTTTAACGCGGTACTTAACGTCACACTCGCGCAATAAATTGCGTTGCGTCTTCGTCAACTCTACATCGTCGCCGCGCGCTTTAATCTCCCAACCGTTGCGCGCGGCATCCTCTCCGCCCATCGTACACGCCTTATCGACAAGCCAATTCTGCGCGATTAGAGCGCATGCCTGATAGCCGATAAAGCCTTGGGAGAGATACCACGATTGAAGCGCGACGGGCACAGTGTACTCGGACACTAACATTCCGAGTTGCGGGCCGCAGTCGTCCATCGCTACGGCTCGCGCATCCATAACCGCGTGCGTAGCGCCTAACTTAGAGACGGCATCCGTGATGGCCGTCTTCTGGAGTGGCGTGGCTTCGTCGTCGTATCCCTGCCACACCGGGAAGTCCTTAACGGAGCGTAGCTTGTACTCCGCTTGCTCCGGCACCTTCCATCCCTTTATCCGCCGCACTGGGTCTAGCGGATCATCCACAGCCTTCACAACCTCTTCGGGCGTACCGGAGGGTGCCTCCTTCGAGTCCTGCACGAAAGAAAGCTTACGGAAGACTTTGTTCAAGAATGAACGCATGACGAAGTCCGGTATGTCCAACGCCTTCCATTATATAATTGAAAGTTTGTCCGTAAAATTCAATGTACTTCAATGTACTAGCGACTTTTTCGCTCATAAACATAAAAAGTGCTTTACTACGGCAGAAAAGTACGTCACAATGGAGTCCGCTGTAAACGAGAAAGACACCGAACTCATTCACTCAGGAGCTAAACGCCATGAGCACCAACAAGACCCACGACGACAACCAACTTTTCGACGCCTTCGCAGACATGGAAGAAGATACGTTTGACCATGTGAACGTCGCTACCCTCAAGAAGCCGGTCAGCCGCAAGCGCGAAGAATCCGACCGCGCGGAGAAGCTGTTCAGCGAGTCGTGCGGGAAGTGTGGCGGCAGCGGGCGTATCCCGGTGTACGGCCATATTCAAGCGGGCGTGTGTTTCGCGTGCCAGGGCAAAGGCGTTCGCCTCTTCAAGCAGCCGAAAGCCAAGCGCGACGCCGCGCGGATCAAAGCGGCAGAACGTAAAGAGCGGAAGATGGATGAGAACGTCACCAACTTCGAAGACGCGTGGCCGCAGATTAAGGCGTGGTGGACCGGCTCTACCTTCGAATTCGCGCTCAATATGCGTGAAGCCGTTCGCCGTTACGGTGACCTCACGGAAGGCCAAATGAGCGCGACGCTCCGTTGCATCGAGAAGTTCAACGCCGCTAAAGCCGCGCGCGCTCTCCAGAATGTCGAACTAGAAGAACGTCGTAAGGACGCAACGCCCGTAGACATTGGCCATATCGTGTCCGCGTTCGCTAACGCGAAGGCTAAGAACATTCGCAGCCCCAAGCTGCGCTTGCTGGGCGCCGATCACAAGCTGGAGTTTAGCCGCGCGCCCGATCATGGCAAAAATCCCGGAGCCGTCTACGTTAAGGAAGGCGAAGAGTATTTGGGTAAGATATACGCCGGTAAGTTTGAACCCTCACGCGGATGTTCTACCGAACTCCAAGCAGCCGTGTACGCCGCATGTACCGATCCGGAACAAGCAGCAATCGCCTACGGACGGCGTTTTGGTGTATGTTCGTGCTGCGGGCGTGAGCTTACCAACCACGAGTCTATCGACTTGGGTATTGGTCCGATCTGCCGCGAAAAATATTTTCGGTGAACGCTTGCGGAGCCTATGACTAAATCGTAGGCTCTATCTCGCTTTCGTGGTACGCAGAAACACTAACGGGTATGTCGTATGCTTCCCTTGTTTAGTGGCCACGCGGGGGAAGTTGCAGCGCTTAGTGGCCCAAACCTTTGGAGACTCACCATCATGATGAAGAAACTTCTCGTTGCAGCAGTAGCTTCGCTCGCTTTCGGTTCGGCGATGGCGCAAACGGCTGGGGCAGGGCAAGCCGGCATCGCTGGTTCCGTTAGCCGTGGCGCAAGCCTGGCTGCGACCGGAGTCGTGGGCACCGGAGCATCGGTCCAAGGAACGACGAACGCAACAACGGGGCAAGCACAAGTTGTATCGGTATCGGGCACGGCTGGCGGCACGGCGGGTGCTCCCGGTGGCGGCGCGGCGCAAGTCAACACGGCCACCAACACCACTTCGGTCGGTCTTTCGGTCGGAGCCGTTACGGGCAGCGGCGTAGGCCTGACCGGTGGCGCTACGGGTTCGAACGCGGGCGCGGCTGGTCTGGGCGCATTCTTCCACTTCTAGGCAGTCAACTCGTGTCGGGTGCCGTCCATCGACGGCATCTAACTTCATAGGAGTACGTAACATGAAGAAGGCACTTGTGGCCGCTCTTGTCGCTCTCGCGGCAGGATCGGCTATGGCAGCAGATTCAAGCGCAACATCTACCGTTAGCGGCACCGGAGCGGCGTTCCAAGGACAAGCGCAAGCCGTCCTGCCGGGACAAACGGTCACCCTGAATATCGGTGGCGGGCAACCTCCGTCGATTATCCAGACGACCAATACAGCCGCTCCGGGCACAGCGTCCACGTCCGGCTCCGCTAGTCTTTCGATTGGTGCAACGTTGGGCGGTGGGTTCGGGAACACTAGCGGTGTGACCAACACGCTTAACGGCGCGGTGCCAATCACCGGAGCGCTCCCGAGCACGCCAGCCGGTCTTAGCAACGCCGCGCACGCGAACGGCATTGTAGGGTTTTAAGCATAACGCTCCGCCTCCATGGTCGGAGGCGGATTTATTAGGGGCAACCAACATGAAGCGCGCGTTAGTCCTAACCGCACTCGCTTTCGCCACAACCCATCTCTTCGCCCAAACCAGCACGACCAACACGAATTCTAGCGCGCAAACGTCCAGCATGGGTATCGGTGGAGGCGCGGCCACAGCCGGTCTTACTTCGGACATCCGGAGTAGCGGCAACGCTAGCGCGACGGGCGGTGACCCAACCGCAGCCGTTATTCTGAACATGGGGACGACTAGCGGTACGCAGCCCACGAACGCTTCGCAGAACGGAGGCGGTGAGACGACCACGAATGTGAACCAACGCGTTAAGTCCGTAGGGACGCCCGGATCAATGTCCTTGGGCATCTCGTTCAGCCAGTACAACTGCGCGAATAGCGCGGGTGGCGGCGTAGGCTTTATGGGTGGCGTGATCCAGATCGGAGGCGGCATGGAGAGCGACCCATGCAACGCCCGCGCGAACGCATCCGCCTTCTACCAAATAGCGCAAACGCTAGCGACGACCAATCCAGCGCTCTCCGCGCAACTCTTCCACGCCGCTATTCTCCTTATCGGCAACTCGACTAAGAGCACGGTGGCCGCGCTAGAGACGGCGGGCGTAACGGATTGGGTTAAGACGGACGGCTCCACGCCGCTCACCATCGTGCCTCCAGGCGCACCCGCCACGCCTTCTACGGCTCCCACGGCTCCGCTCATGCCGCCCAATAAACCTCCGGCAGAATCTCCGCCAGCTTCCGTCTCGCCACGCGCGGAGACGGCGGTGGCCGAAGACGTACAGACGGTTCCAGTGTCCGACTCGCTGGTGGCCGGACGGCTCCTGCCCGAAGACGACGATACGATTGTTAGGACATCCAAGAATGTGTCCGTTCCCACTACCGGACGGGCGAAGGTAGCGAAGAAGCCGCGCGAACTCCCGCCGATCCTAGCCACAGCCTCAACCAAGTGAAGAGCAAAGACGCAGCAACCACCATGGCCCACATCGGGCCATGTTCCATTCCTTTAGTACCGCGCGGCGACTTCTCGAAGCTTAGGCTGACCACCGAACAGCTAGACACCATCTGGCGTATCGTTGGACCTTCCGCTACAATCAATTTAGCTAAAAATCCGCTATGGATAGTCATATGCATGGCGTACATCGAAGGCTTAAATCACGGCCACGGTTTAGAAGAAGAGCGACTACGGAGAGGTTACTATGGTGAAAAGCAGGAAGGAGCGTAATGAGAAAGAGCGCGCAAAGCTGGACCAAATGCGCGAGCAAGGCGACATCAGCGAGCAAGAATACAACGACCGAATAGCAGAACTCGAAAAGTCACACACGCCGTTCGTAGACACGCC